AGTATTCCTCGTGATTACAACAATAGCAAAGGTCGTACTTGCAAGTATGTTGTTATTGGTGAATTGGGTGTTGATCCTGAGGAAGCATTCACTGCACCTGTACAGGAAAATGCAAACACTGACGATTACAACGAAATCTAAAAGCCCCCGAAAGGGGCTTTTTAGTGGCTAAAAATGAATACTTTTATATCTTAAAAAAGTAAACTATAGTATTCATTTTATCCATTCAGGAACACTAGGACCAATACTTTATTTCATAATACATACTCTCAAGCTATTTTTTAATCTACCAATATTTGACAATAAATGGTTTTGGATATATAATAGAATCTTAAACAGTCAACAACAGGAGTTAAAAATGGCTACTCGTTCAGCAATTGGTGTGATGCATGGTGACAAGTGTAAGGCAGTCTATTGTCATTGGGATGGCTATCTTAGCCACAATGGTCGTATCTTGCTGGAGCATTATTCTGACAGTGCAAAAGCAAATCACCTCGTTGCACTAGGTGACATTAGTTCGCTGGGTAATGAGATTGGCGAGAAGCATCCCTTTAGTCCTTTTGACTTGCCTGAAGAAATGCGTAATATGACACAGGGCCAGTTTGAAGAAAAGTTTGGCAACATGACTACCTTCTACGGTCGAGATCGTGATGAGACTGGTGTCGAGTTCAAAACATTCTTCAACGATCAAGAATTGTTCGCCGGCATCGATGCAGAATATTTTTATGTGATGCATGACGGTGTCTGGTTCGTGTCTACTGGCGCTGAGTGGTCGTTGTTGAGCGAAGCTCTTGCTAAAGAAACGGAAGTGGCATAATGAAAACATTGGAAAAATTAGTTAAGAAATTTGGTCTTGTTCAAGACAAGCGTTATAAGAAAGGTAAAGTTTTTCGTTTGAAAGGCGGCTTTCCTAATCGTGATGTCCTAGAAAAAATAGGATATGACCTGATATGTGTAGACAGTGTAAGCACAGTTTACAAGTCTTGGACTGATGGTTCTGTTGTGTCCTCATCTATGTACAAAGGTGACTTTGCATTTGATGACAAGGCAAACAGTTCTTACAAATATGACATGTATTGAAAGTATATGGAAGCAGTAGTAGAAACAACAGTTTGGAGTGATAGCAATAATGCCAATCATACATACTTGCTTGACGGAAGCAAAATGGTTGCGTATATCAAGGTTGGTTCTACTACTCCTGTCTATTTTAAAAACCCGATCACAATCGATAAGCGTGGTCGTAAGTTTGTGTCAGTAAAGCCAAATCCCTTTAAGAAAATTAAGGAAAAGAGTACAATCATCAAAGTGTCAGGTAGTAAGGGTGCAGTATATTCTATCGACACCGAAGATAAAACATGCACTTGCGCGGGATTTCAGTTTAGGTCGACCTGTAAACACTTACAGTTGCTGCCGTGATACCTTGCAAGGGGTGAAGGAGCAAAGAATTTTTTGCAATGCGGACATTCTGATTTTGTCCTATTTTTTGCCCTAAATGATTGAAGTTCTTTTGCTGAATTAGTTTGTTTCTTGCCGTACATAGGGTTAGCCATTCCTGAATTATCTTTTCCTCTAGTAGACATTGATCGTGATTTCTTTAGCTGGTCAGACTTTTCTTTACCGTACAAGTCCTCATATGATTTGCCCTTAAATCTCATAATTGCACGGGACGCTTGCGCTATCTTTTCAGAGTCTGAATGAGTTTTTCCGTACATACCATTAATTTCACCAAAACATCCTCCGCCGTCTCCGTTTTCTTCTTTTAAGTTAGCCCATTTTTTGCTATCAACTACGGACCATAATCTACTATAAAATAGGCCCCATGCTCTTATTGCTGATTTAGAAATACAACGGTGTAGTATTTTAGTATCATATGCATATCCGTGTTTTTGTAAGTGAAGATTCCATCTTGTTCCTGATCCTGTATATTTGTGTGGATCAAGTTTGGAAGTATAACCCAAATAGTTTAGGCCAGTGATTCTATGTGTCTTTACATAGAGGTAATAAATAGTCATGCTGATTGCTCCTTTTAAGCGTTAGAGTAGTTGGGAATCTCACCTCCGCGAACTACACTTATATTTATTCCAAACTATTGACAATTATTAAAATATACTATATAATATGATATTAATAGGAAATTTATTATGAAAGTAGCCTTGGCGTCGGACATCCATTTGGAGTTCCAAGATATCATACTGAAAAACACTGANNNTGCTGAGGTCTTAATCCTTAGTGGTGACATTATGATCGCAGATTATATGCATGATCATCCTAGTCCTGATCCTTACACATCAGGTGGCATGAAAGAATACGGACATAAGTTGCTAATGAGCATCCGCTTCCGTGACTTTTTGCGTAGAGTAAGTGCTGAGTTCCCTCACGTGATCTATATTGCAGGTAATCACGAATTCTATCACGGCAAGTGGAAGGGTTCACTAGATGACCTGCGCTTTCAGTGCAGTGAACTACCTAACGTTTACTTTTTAGAAAACGATGTAAAGACTATTGGTGAATATACATTCATTGGTTGTACACTATGGACTGATTGTAACAACGGTGATCCTCTGACACTTCATGCATTGACGGACATGATGAACGATTTCCGTATCATCCGCAATGATGAATTGGGTTACACTAAATTACGTCCTTCTCATACATTAAGCCGACATGTTAAGAGCAAACAGTACATCAAAAATATCGTTGAAGGTAAACATGACGAAAAGTTTGTGGTTGTTGGTCATCACGCACCTACTAAATTGAGTACGCATGACCGATATAAGCACAAAGTACATGAACTAATGAACGGTGGCTACAGTAGCGACCTGAGTGAATTCATCATGGATCATCCTCAGATCAAATTGTGGACATGTGGTCACGTCCACGATCCTCATCTGTACTATATGGGTGATACTTTAGTGGCCGCAAATCCTAGGGGCTATGCTGGACACGACCCCGCGGCTGATTTGTTTGAATTGACTTATATTGATCTGGATAACATNCCAGAAAAATTCGACGGAGTCATTTGGACAAGAGAATAAATTGTATTATTTATAATTTGGACAATTTTCTCCGTGCCATCTGAAAAGTTGTGGAGTACCCATAACTTTTCTACACACTATACAACTTGCTTTGTATTTCCCTGGATCGAGTGTTCCATTGCGGCGCTTAGTATTCAGGGCCTTCTCTATACTTTCTTGCGTATTAGTATTAATAGTTCCGTTTTGAAGTCTAGTTTGTATTTGCTTTGATATACTTTCAGGAGTGGTAACGTTCATTTTTCCTAAGAGTTTTCTGGTTGCTAGCCCCTTCGCAATACTTTTCGGAGTAGTGTTATTCAGTGTTCCATTTTTCTTTTTGGTTGCTAAACATTTTGCAATACTTTCTTCAGTTTGGTGATTTAATCCTAATTCAGCTCTGGTCTTTATCATTTTATCAATGCTTTCTTTTTTAGGCCTAAGAGTACCATTTTTCTTTTTAGTTTCAATTGCTTTCTTTACCATATCACTCGTAGACCCACCGTCACCTGATTCAGGTTTAAGGTTAGCCCAATCTTTACTCCCCACTACCTTCCATAATTCACTATAATGTAATCCCCATTGCTTAACCTCATCATTTGTTTGACATTCTTTTAATATTTCCGTAGTAACATCATACCCATGCATCTTTATATGATTTGTCCATCGTATCCCGGAACCCTTATACCTATACGGATCTTGGGTTGTCTTGCATAGGTACTTTAACCCGGTTGTGTTATGGGTCTTAACCATTAGATAAATAGTCATGCTGGTGCTCCTTTATAGCGTTAGAGTGACTGGGGGAATTCAGGCTCCGCGAGTCACACTTTATTTAGTCTATTTTGTTTGAGTTAANGTTTTTGGATATCTAATCGAAACAATATGTCCAATATATATTGTTGAACGATATTCAATATCGTATAATCTATGTACATCGTGAAAACGATGAATTATTTAAAGGAAGCAAAATGGTATATACAATCAACAAGGGTACTAAAACCCACAAGTTGTTTTCAGCCTTGAAAGCTGGTGAGAAGATCAGTGCAAGTGAAGCACAACACCGCTTTGGTATCAAGAACATTGGTGCTGAAGCAAGCCGTATCCGTCAAGCAGGTTTCGCAGTCTATGCAAACACCCGCAAGGCAGGCAACGGTGTTCAGGTAACTGAATATGAAATCGGTCAACCAAGCCGCAAGTTGATTGCCGCAGGTTACAAGGC